CACGCGTGAACTCGGTAAGGCTGTGCGAGGAGCGCAACTGACTCCTGAGCAGATGAGGATGACTCCCGAAGCACAGGCGAGGCAGCTCGCAGCGAAGCATGCATTGGAGCGGGCCGAGGATCTCAAGCCCAGACCTGGGCCTCTCCAGCAACCTTTCAAGAGCGCATCTCGTGCTGCTGAATCCCTCGGGATTCGGTTTCCCGAGTCGTTCGCTGAATCGGACAAACTTGAGATGGATCCGAGTGAGACTCTCATGGAGGCTGAGCGTCCGGGTAGCTATGATGAGCCTCGGATGAGCGGGAGGAGGAGGGGGTATAGATCGATAGGAGTGGCAGCCGCCGGTTTTGAGGATGACCCATTCCGATGGATTCTCACAGGGGATCGTGGGGATATCAAAACTTGGTTTGAGGACGCCCCGCATTGGTATAGTGGGATGACGTGGGATGATGTCAAAGATCTATCCACTGAGGAGATGCGTAAAAGGGTGATAAATGCGTTTTTGGAGCAGCAAGGATCGAATCTGGCTCCATCGGGGCAGATCCACCAAGTTCCAGAGATTGCGGAGGAGATGGCTGAAAAACTCCGAAAGTCCCCCCGCCCAACGACAGGAGATATTGGGGAGGAGGGAATAGATTTCATGGTGAACTCGCGGGCATTCGAGAGGATGGTGAATGCTGCGAAGGAAGCTGGGATCCAACTCGGTGATGAGGTACTCGGAGTAGCGAAGGCACTCGGAAAAGTTGGCCTCAAGGTCGCCGGTCCTATCGGTGTGGGCTTGACTGGATACGAGGTGGGTAAAGGTATCCAGGAAGAAGACCCAGCAAGAGCAATGTACGCTCTCGGTCCTGGCCTTCCTGGGGGTGGGGCTTATATAGCAGGTATGGGCACCGAAGCTGAAGCTGCCCCGGAAGAGATGGACGAGGGTATTACTCGAGATATAAGAGCACCTCTCCCTGTTACTTCTTACGAGGGGAAGTTGGAAGCTCAGAAAGGCCGCCATGAGCAGGTAGCTGAGTGGATGGGAGAGGGTGTGCCCATGGAAGAGATTCGTAGGAGAGTCTCTGCTGGAGCCCTTGCTCGAGAAGAAGAAGCCCCCCCTGGACCATCTATTAGATCTGCGGAGTAATAATGCTGGAAAAGAAACAGCTCCGGGGGTTGATTGAAACCCACCGGGCAAAAGCTGACCAAGAGAAGCGCGAGTGGGACCAAATGCGGGCCTGGTACTCGTCTGAGGCGTGGAACCCAGAAGGGGATCCCTCTCACGCGGTTGGTGGGGATATCAGTGATGAAGAGCTCTCGATGGAGACGAACTATCCGTATGCCTTCGTGGATACGATGGTCGCGAATATCTGTCCGAGTAATCCCGCAGTTACGGTAAACGCTCGCAGGAAAGAGCTGCACGAGGCAGCTAGGTATAGAGAGGCTCTCATCAATGACACCCTGGGCAGACTGGGAGGTCACCGGATTCTCTGGCGTGCGGCTACGATGGCGTCGGTTTACCCACGAGCATTCGTGAAGGGAGTCTGGAACTTCCGTAGACGTTCTCCTGATTTCATCAATGTGGACCCTCGTCACGTCTGGTACGACATGAGCGTAGACCGCTGGGAGGACATCCGTTACCTCATCGAAGTGACGGTGATGACGAAGTCCGATTTCGAGAGTCGGATCCAGACGAAGAAGAACAGGGGGGGGATGTACGATCCCGAGATTGCTGAATCTGCCCAGTTTGGAGGATTTCCTGACTGGTTGCGCGATAAGTCCCAAGATCGCATGATCATGAGTGAGGCGAGCCGCGAAGTCTTCGAGTGGGTGACCGTTTACGAGGTTTATGACTTCGATGGAGACGGGAAGTACTACCATTACCTCGATGAGCAGGATGAGCCGTTGTTCGCGGGTGACTTGCCGTACCGATTCGTGCGGAATCCCTTCACGCTCATGACGTTCAACGATAATCTGTCCGATATCGGCGGAATGAGTGATGTGAAGCTCATCAAGCCCGTACTCGAGCGCCTGAATGAGCTGGATACGCTTCAGCTGTGGTTCGCTCAGACATCAATCCCGATTACAGTCGTAAATACGGGCCTCGTGGATAATCCTGAGCGGATTCGTGCCCAGCTTCGTGATGCGACCTCTCCAGGTTCGATTGTAGAGATTTCTGGGAAGGCAAATGCCCGAATCAGCGATATTATCGGCCATACTCAAACTCCTGGGCTCTCTCCCGAGTTTATTGACGCTCGGGACCGCTGTATCCAGGTAATCGAGTTCATTTTGGGCATTCCGCAGTACTCGAGAGGTGTTGTGGGCGTTTCAGACGTGGCTACGGAGGTCGCACTCGCAGATACGGCTACTCGTACCCGAAATGGGCGTCGTATGAAGGAAATCTACGACCTCATCTCCTGGCAGGCCCAGATCATCACTGGGTTGTACGAGGAATTCCTGGCTGAGGACGAGATTCTCCCCATTCGTCTTCTGGGCAGGCTGGAAAACCTGGAGATCACTCGGGGATCCATGATGGCGAGAGAGATCCTCTCTGCTCGGGGTGAGGAGCCCTTGGAGTACGACTACGAAGCTGTGGCCTATTCTCCGACAGAGAATAATAGATTGGTTCAACTTCGGAACCTTCAGCAATTCTTCCCCCTCTTGGCTGAGTCTCCAGTGATCGATTCCGACCGATTGATACGGAAGCTCCTGGAATTGCTCCAGATGGAGGATGTTGGGAAGGATCCCCAGGAAGTTGAGCAAGAGCAGCAAATGCAGCAACAACAGCAGCAGATGTCACCTGGAGCGATGCCTCCGGGCGAGGAAGTTCCCTCAGAAGAGGATACAAGGGCCAGCGGAGCTCTTCCTCCGGGAACGGAGCCTACGCTTCCTCCTTCTCCCTTGGGAGGGGGGTCCATTCAGGGAGGCGGGGCGATGCCAGGGTTCGGAGGGGCCCCATTCAAGCTTCCTCCAGGAATTGAGGGTAAGTAGATGCCGTTGTACGAAGGTGAGTGTAATTCTGGGTGTGGACGCTTCGAGGATGTGCTGACGGTCCAGGAGTACACGGACAAGGGCCTGATTTGCCCCGAATGTTCCGGGAAAGCCCGTACTGTCCTCTTTGCAGCCCCCACAGTTGGGCCTATGCCCTCTAAGCCGCTGGTGATTGAGCAAATCGGACGCACATTCTCCTCACGGACAGAAGAGCGCCGTTATTTTGAGCAAAATCCTGGGCGAACCGTAGTAGCCCCTAATGATGCAGCCTTCATCAATCACCGTGATAAAGCCCGAGAAAAGGCCGAGAGTAAAGCAAAGCTCTTGGGATTCCGGGATCATGACGATAGAACGAAGAGAACCAAGGCTGAGATCGCGAAGAAGAAAAAGATCGCGAAAGGTGAGGGGAAGATCTACAACATCGCTTGACGGAATTGGTCTTCTTAGGTAGAACCTTTGTGTACAGTCCTTCTTGGAGTATAAAAATGCCCAAAGATTATGAGAATCTCGGTAATCCCGGAGATGAGGAAGAAGAAGCCGTAGAAGGCTTAGAAGAGGAAGAAGAGGAAGTCCCTGCTGAGGGCGGCGAAGAAGAGCTGTTTGAGGGTGGTGAGGAATTGCCGGAAGAGGGCGGTGAAGCAGCACACGCCTCTCTTGAGGAAGGAGCTTCTGCTCTCGTAGCACAGTGGGCTCCTGAGACTCCCGAGGGAGAACAGTACAAGTCCGAGCTCCAGGCTCTCGTTGACCAGTTCGCTGGAGGCGGAGAGATGGGAGAGATGGGAGAGATGGGCATGGAAGAAGAAATGCCACCGATTGAGGCTGGACCCATCGGTGACATGCGAAATGCCGCAGTTGAACGCCTGAAGGCGAGAGGTATGGTGTGAGCGACGAAGTTTCCGCTCCTGTTGCGCCTGTAGCGCCCGCTCCTGCAGCTGCTCCTGTTGCGGAAGCCGCACCCGTTTCTGCTCCTGCTGAGAGTGCTGCTGTTCCTACAGCTACACCGGAACCCTCAGTAGATTGGGATTCTTGGGACGGAACGATTGATTCCCTTCCGAGAGAGCTTCAGCAAGCCGCGTCTCACATTGACCGCTGGCACAAGCATGACTACGCCTCTCGTAACTCAGAGATGGAGGATCTTCGTGCTGTATACACAGCGATGCTCAATGATGAAGAGGATCCCCGCCTCGGTGACCTGCAGAAGCGGTTGGACGAAACCCAGGAAAGTCTGACGGGGCGAAACTCTGACTACGAGATGCTTCAAGGGCAGCTTGATGAGCTAACCGACTTGTCGGTCAAGGATTACGTCAAGCAATTCTGGAACACACACGAAGACCTCCGGGCAGACGAAGCACGGCTGGCGAAATTCAGTCCCCTGTTGACTGATAACAATCCTGGGGGAGCTTCCTGGGATGCGTATATCGCGGCAAAGCTGGTTGACCTCCCTGAAGAGGCGTTCAATGCTGCAATGGAAGCCAAGAGGGATGGAGTGTCTGATGAGTACGCTCTCCGCTTGGCTGTTACACAGGCACAGCTTATTGTGCGTGAAGGCGTAGAAGACGAAGTCAAGCAGGAAGCCGCCAAAGAGGTACGCCGCGAAGCCGCGAAGCCTCGACCCGCTGCTCAAATCACAAACGGCGCTACTGGGGCTACTCGCCCTCGTGTAGCAGAACGTGGTATGAGTGAAGCGAAGACGCTAGATGATATGAGAAGTCTTGCTGCCTCGAGGGCTCTGAGAGTCCACAAGGGCGGCAAGCGATAGGATTGCACACCCCAACACCCCGCAAAGGAAAATAACATGGCAATCGGACCTGATGTTGTCGCAACCGCCCTCCAGGACTTAGCTCCTGGATATTCAGAGTTGTTCACTCTTTGGCACCCTCTCATGGAGCGCATTGTGCTTCGTGGGA